AGTAAACCTACTTACCTGACACCTAGAATTCGTTCTAGCGAAAGTAATATGTAATCACTTTAACTAAAGAGAACATATGGTAAAATCTAACAATAAGGGCAATCTGCGATTTCTTACGAAATCACAGATTGGTGGAGTGCCGGTTAAGACACTCACTTCCAAATTGCTGGATGTTAACACAGATGCACTACATGACCTTTGGGTCAAGACATTTGTTCACGAATGTGAACATAGAGGCCGTGACCAAGCGATCATACACATGAAACTTTTGTATACACAAGCTGTGCAATACAGCTTGTATCAAAAGATTCCGTATGTACCGTTCAGGAAACGTTACGATGATAATATGTTAAAACAATTATCAGAGTTTCGTCCCTTGTTACGGAGTAATGTACTCGAAACGCGTGCAGCATTAACTGTCTTAAGACAGTTTGAAATGCTATACACGGAACCCAGTAACGACATTTCTACCGTTACTGATCCATGCGACATCAAAAGATGGCACATGATGAAGTTCAAAACCTGGATATATCGAAGAAGGGTATTACCCCTTATTGATATAGGTAGACCGAAAGATCATCTTACTACCAAGAAAGGACCGAGCCGTTTACCAGCTCTGTCCTCTTGGAAGGAAGATTTACTCTCGATCCCAGATAATATTAAAGATGCAATTAAGCAACTTTGTATTATCACTGGCGATCAGGAGTTACCTGAACGTTTATCAGTATTAGAAGATTTATTAAGATCTTCTGGTACTGTCAGTGATAAAGAACCTCATTCACGTATTCAAGTATTCTCTGCAGGTGGTGGTAAGACTAGAGTCATAGCAATCGTTGATTACTGGACTCAGAGAGCCTTAAAACCGCTTCATCAAGCGATTTTTAAGAATCTCCGTAAGATTAATGAAGATGCTACTTTCGGGCATGAATCTGCAGCCGAATGGCTGAAGACCATACCAAGTGGCACAGACATATATTCTTACGATCTTACTGCTTCTACTGACAGAATACCGTATGAAATACACCATTCCGTCCTTAGAACGCACCTGCCTCGAACTCAGAGAATGATCGTTCCAAGATTAGTAAGGACTCTACTGTTAGATAGAGACTTTAC